TCTCATAAACCGCCGCTATCGGTTTGCCTCAAACTCAGCCAAGCAGCGGTGACGTTCCGCCAGCTCCCAATACTGCTGCATTGCAATAGCGTGGTTTCTTACCGCTCCGGCTAGGGTTGGATCGGTAAGAAGGGGCGGGGCTTCAGCGAGCTGGAGGCATTGCTCCGGTGCCTTTACCTTGGTTGGCCTTGTTCCAGTCGTCGAGCAAGCTTGAAGGAAGAGGGCAATTAGCAGCAGCACCGGAAGCCTTGATATGCGCTTCCAGGCTTGCGTACAGGGCCGCAGACTGTTTTCTGGCATCGGATAACCTCTTGGTGGCTTGCTGGTCTTGCTTCGCTCTGAGGGCTTCTAAACGGGCTTTCTCGGCCTCTACGTCAGCCTGTATCTTTTTGTCCGATTCGGCCCATTCCATCTTGCAGGATTCATATCCTGTCTGACGGACCTTGTAGCCAACCCCGGCGAGGAGGCCAAGGGCTGCAATTCCTGCTATGAGATAGGCGAGCATTGGGTTAGAATTTTGGCTTGTGATCGTAGGTGGAAGCGGTCTGATGAGCCATAGCCATCGAACTCAACCGGATCATCGCCGGGAGAGCCGAGAGCGCAATCTCTCCGGTCACAACCAACATGTCGGTAGCTGGAGAATCCGTTAATCCCCAGCGGTAAACGCTGCCTTTGGCGTGGCATCCGGGAGAGACCGGAACTCACCACTTCCCCACAAGAAACCCAAGTAGGAATCCAAGCAACGCCGCAGAGATCGCGGTATGCGCCCAGCCCCAAGCCCAGATTGACTTCACTGCGGCTTTGATCGGCGGTAGTGTGCTTTCAGGGTCTGTCATATAACCTCCAAGGTTCTATCACCGGATGCCCAAATCTGCTCCCTTACTGCTCTGGGGAGAATGATACAGCCCTCGCTTGCCGTCCCAGGATGCACCACTGAATCCCCGTGGATCATAAAGGCAGACCGCCCGAACATTTCATTCTTCGGATCAGGTGTCAGGTGCATCGCGTAAGGCCCATGCGTTTTGGTATCTATCGGCGCTTCAATAGTGTAAGTTCCGACTGGAATCGGGCCGACACATTGCACTTCCTGCTTGGCAGGATTATTCTTCCCATCTCCGGCCCCTGAATACCCGTGCGCTACGAGCTTGTCGTTATGCGACATGATGCCCGTAGCCTGTTCGTACTCCCAAGTCACTTCGGCTCCTGATTCAACGCCCTGCCGATCAGCAGAAACACGGTCAAGAGGCTCGTTAGGTGAGCCAGCGGCATGTAGTCATTCAGCCACGGTAGCTGCTGGTAAATCTGCGGAATCGTGCCAACAAGGATGCCAAGCCGGAATGTCCACGTCTTATGGAGTGTTCGCCAGTCATCTACAAAATACCGTCTTTTCTTCTTCGGCATCAGACTTTGCTCAACAGAGTAAGCAGCCTTCCGCCGATCACAGCCAGAAGGCCAGCAATGACAACGACACCGCCGACACCGATCCAGACCAGTCTTTTCAAGCCCTCCAGGCTGCCTTTAATCTCCTTGATCGTAATGCCCATCTTCTGATCCTCTGTGATGTGGGAATCCAACCTTTGTCCCAATCTTCCGAAATCAAACTTGAAATCTGAAAACGCGGTCTTGATGTCCTCCATCATGTTGTGAGCGTACTTTATTGCCCGCTCCCTGCTGTCCACTTCCTTCTCAATGCGAACCGCGAGTTCTTCTATTGTTGGCGGCATTGTTCTCTTTTTTACAAGTAAATTACGTTGGCCTCTCCGGCATTAAAAGCATTTGTGCCGCCTGTGGTAGTAAGAGCGATTTGCGAAAGCGCGCCGCTCAGGGATACTGTTCCTGCGCACAAAATCACGACCGCAGACACAGTAAGATCGTTGAGAGCCCCGGAAAGACACCAGCTATTTGAGGAAGAATTCTCAAGCGCCAGCGTCAAAATCCCGTTCATTATTCTTCCTGAATTGCTGTGCGTGATGAGAAATCCCACTGTGGAAGTTCCGTTGGCGCCGCCAGTGTCGAGGGATACGCTTGAGGAGTTGTATCCTGACGTCGCCACACCGCCAGAAGGACCAATTCTTAGCAGTAAAGCGTCCGTTCCATTGGTCGAGACGCCCTTGAATGTGACTTGGATGACCTTCGCGGTACTTGGTATCGCGTTGTTGATTGTGACAGACGTTCCGCTGGTGGTGGCTACAGGCGTGCCGAGCCTAGGCGCAAGCCGATCCGCGTAAGCAGTAGTCGCTACTTTGGTCGAGTTATCACCAGCCGATTGTGTCGTTGCGGTGGATGAACCAAGGACCGCCGTTACCAAGGTCGGGGAGCCGTCATACACAAGCTTCCCGGTTCCCGTAGCTCCTGTGGAAGTCACGCCCTCGAAGGTGGTATGCCCGGTAACATTTATCGTGCCGCCAATGACTGCGTTTCTGGACAGGAACAGGTCACGCGGCCTTGTCGCTCCCGATGCTCCAATGTCATAGGTCGCATCGGTAAAGAGCAGGTTGCCGGTAAGCGTTCCGCCAGTGATCGGAAGAAAAGCCCCTATGACTTGCTCGTATCTAACTGAGTCTCCGTTAGTGCTTCCCGCAGCAAGGCCGGTAATCTTGAATGACGACATCGGCAGATTGGCCGTGATCGTCTGGGAACCGTCTTTAAGGACGCAGGTAGAAAGACCCGTTGCAATGTCTGAAAGGGTATTGTTCGCCCAGGAACTTGAAATAGTCGTACCCGTTACAACCGGATTGCCGGTTGCGTAGAGCGAGAAGGAGCCTGCGGAGTAGGGCACGTTTATTCCCCTGTTCTAGTGGCAGCACTAATTCCAGCGCCAGCCTGTCCTGATTGTCTGAGCAAATCTGCTGATATTTTGGCTTTGCGCAATGCTTCAGCTAATTGCTTTGGATCTTTAAGAAGTTCTGCAAGTGCTTCTTCCTGCTTTCGAGCCATGCCACCTTTGACATTGGCAGCTACTACCCCGCCAGCGTAAGGAATTACGCTACCAGCCGCGTCCACTAGGCTATTAGTTAGTTGATTTACGCGTCCAGCATTAGCCATATTTGGAGCAGTAGGACTTCCAAGCATTCCTCTCGGGAGCATCACGCCTTGCTGTGTATTCAGATCGGAAAGAAGCGTATTCGCCAATTCCCTATGCTGGGGAATTAGTTGGTCAATTTCCTTGGAACCAAATTCCTTTGTTCCGTGGCGTTCCAGCAATCTGCCAAAAGCAGATGGCGCAGGACGTTCCCCAAGGGAAGCGGGAATCTCGCCTACCGGACGCCCGGACTTGAGCGCATCAGTAATGTTTGTCAATGCCTGACGCGAGTTAATCAGCGGAGAGGAAATCTTGTAGGATTCAAGATAGTCCTGCCACTTACCACCAGACATATCGTTAAGTGCATTATCAATCTCGCCAATAATCTGCATTCTCTGCGGCCTAGCAGCACGAGCCGCCTGGGAAAGCTCTGAAGTCGGGCCAGCCTTTATGCCATCTGTCAGCATCTTGCGGATGGTGTAAAGCTGATCCGGCGTAGCGCCCTTGTCTAATTCGCCCTTGACATAACCGACTAGAGTTTGTACATCTTTATTCGGACGATCACCGCCCGTGGATAATTGCTCTAGCTTGCTAGTGAGAGGTTGAATAGACTCTTGCATGGAGGTTGTTTTATGTCCTCCAAGTATCTCAAGTTGCCTTTCAGTAGCAGCAACCTGAGCACGTCTAGCTTCATAGACAGCCCTTGCATCTTTGGCGGCTTTTTGGGCTTCTGCAACGCGATCAGGAAAATCAGAAATTCTCCCAGATACGCGCGGCATTCCCTCTACAGGAGAGAAATTCGCTCCCCTATGTTCCATTTGTGCGGCAGTCGTTTCAAATCTTCCAGCATCTCGCAAAGCGGATACCATTGCTTCTTTTTCTGAATCAAGTCTGCTTTGCAATTGCGATTCAAGCTTAGACTGCAATGCGGGGACTTCTATCCCCCTTCGATTGGCGGCAGCTAAAGCGCCTTCCCGTTTTGGCGTCGTGATAGCATCACGAGCCGCACGAAGCTTCTCAAGCTCCTGCGGCGTGCCAGCGGCATCCTCAAGCGCCTTCCATCGAGCCGCCGCATTCATGCGGTCGAATTGCGTCCATTGATCTCCGGTCCTCACACGGGAACCTGTCTCCATTGTTTCCAATACAGGATTGCGCGTGAGCATGGCCGCCGTTGGGCGCACACCGTAGGCTTCACCTGGATACTTACCCTCAAGCGCAGTAGTCAATCCTTCTGCTTCTGGCCCAAGCTCACGGCGCAATCCTTCGGCAATGCCAAGTCTATTTCCTTCTTTCGTAATGACTCTGCGACCGCCTTGCACCGCACTTACTCCACCGGGCAATACACCAGCCCCAGCCCCAAATGCACCAGCAAGCAATCTATCTCCAGTATCTCCTGGTGTCGTTGCTGCCGCTATGCCGCCCTGAGTGGCTGCTACATCAGCCGCCGCACCCAATCGAGGAATTGAACGTCCTGCCATTCTCATTCCGGCCCCAACAGCACCAGCAGGAATAGCGCCAAAAGTAAGCGCATTTCCTGCAATGTTTCCCATCGTGGTATCTGGTGTTGCGTGCGCTACCGCCTGCCAGTTCTGGATATCTGGCGCATTTTTAGCGCCTGCCAATTGCGCGATTGCATTGCCTGCAATCATGGGTGCACTTCCCAGACCGGCCAGCCTTTGATTAGCTACGCCAGATTGCGACGCCACACTCTTGATTGCCTGCGGCATTCCTTCTTGCCCGAGCGGATATTGCGGCAATGGTTCGCGCGCCATCTGCTTCTGCTTGATGGTCAACGCAATTTCATTGGCGATATCAAATTTCCCGGCCCGCATTGCATCTTCTGCGGCCTGAATGAGAGGAAGGGTATCGTCAGCCATTATTCAATCGAAATTCCTCTAGCCCGCAGAAATTCCTTTGTTTCATTGCTTACGTTTACTTTATCCGGCTTGGGAGCAAAGATAGGATTGTCGTTGGCAAACTTGCGCATTTGCTTCTCAAATCCAACGTCAATCTTTCCGTGTTCATGCTCGTACTTGATAGCCATGTCTGCAATTTCTTGTTCTCTGTCAAGTTTCTTACGCATGGTCTGCATGATCTGCGCTCTACCTTCAGGCGTCTTTGTAAGTCCTGGAGGAATAGAAGCAAGGAATTTCCGGTCCTGATCGCTCATAGCCCCAGGCATTCCGGCCCCACCAGCAGGATTCCTAAGCTGCAAAGCAAATTCATTGACTACCGATTGAATAGCTTGCTCTGCTGGCAATCCCTTGATGTTGATACCAAGAGATGCAGCTATGTTTTTAAGGTCGCTGCTGGTTTCAGCTAATGCGCCTTTGGCAACATTTGGATCGGCAAATAGATTTTGCAGCCTGTCCAGCATTTGCTTTTGAGATTGGGCGTTAGTCCACGCATGGCGCATATCTTCAGCCATTTTGACGTAGCCTTTTGCACGGTCTTTGGCATAGGTAAGTTCCGCTTCCTGAGCAATCGTGTCTGGCTGCGATTGCGTCATCCCAGGAACTCCAATTCCTTCTTGCTTCTGTGGAACTGGTGTAACCGATCCTGATCTTCCGTATGCGGTAGGAACCTTTCCTGATGCCACGGCTTCATAAGCTTCCCGATCAGCTTCAGGAACATTGGCCGGAAGGGGAGCGCGGGTTATAGGCTGCGGCCCTTGCTGATTAAATCTCTGCGGCAATTGACCGCTTTTTTGATATTCAGCCCATTCTGGTCTCGAAAGTTGGATCTCCTGTCCGCTCGAAGTCTTGAGCGTAATCGGGGTCTCCATTGGAGCAGTAATGCCCTGTTTCCCGCGCTCCATTGCAAGGGCTTGCTCCAAGGATGCTGCGTCAGGAACATATTGCCCATTAACCATCTTGCCGATACCGAATCCACGGTTAACAACAGGCTTTCCAGCTTCAGCAAAATCCTTAGCAAGTTGCTCCATGTAGGTCTTGCCACTAGGGTCTGCCTGTATCCATGCGGCCATAGGAACGCCACCCGCAGGCCCTCCTACGCCGCTTTGCGGGCCTTGCGATGCTTGTCGGGGCTGTGCCTGCATCTGCGGACCCGCTGCTGTCTGGGGCGCTCCTGGTGCAGCCTGCTGACCTCGCAGGGCTTCGATCAAGTTCTGCCTTTGGATGGCCTGCATAGCAAGTGGCATCAAGGCCGCGCCCTGCGGATGGCCTGCAAACGTAGCCAAGGCAGCGGCCGGATCTGCGGCCTGCGCAGGTTGCCCCGGATTGATGCGCCCAATCCCCATGCTGTCCTCGTAATCTCCACCGGGCTGCGCGGGGGTTCCCTGAAGTTGTCTCAGCCCTTGAGCTACCATCGTGCGGTAATCGTTGCTGTAGCGTTCCTGTAGGGCTTTCTCACGCTCGTTCAGGCGATTCTGCTGGTAAGCCCCCGACGCCTGCTGTGCGGCCTTTCCTACGGCCTCCCACGGGCTTTTGGGGATAGCCCAGCCACCTACGGATTCCGTAGGCCCTAGACCCTGCTGGCCCTGCTGCTGGAGCAATTCCGCCATCCTGCGGCGGCGCTCAATGTCGGATTCCTCCGCTGCGTAAGGACTGGTGAAGCTGACGGATTGAAGTCCTGGCATTTAGCCTCCCAGCCAAGCACTACCCAAAGCACCGCCAACACCTAGAAGACCAGAGAGCATGGAGTTCTGCTGCCCCACCTGAGAGTTATAAAGCCCCATGCCGTATTGGTTCTGAGCTTGTGCCGCCCCTAGCTGGTTAGCGCCCTGAATTCCTCCCGCCGTAGGTACGGGCTGGAATTGCGGCATCTGCGGCTGCGCTCCAGTCCTCAGAGCGTTCAATTCGGTCAACGGTTGCATCCTCTCAGCCGTTGAAAGCTGGTAGGTCTGCGGCATGGTCGCAATCGAGGCAAGTCGTGCCTGTGTATAGGCGTCGTTCTTGCCCTGATTGAATACCCGCATGGCATTGTCGTAAGCCTCGCCACCGGGAGAAAGCCCCTGATTCGCAAGTGCGGTCTGCTCCTGCTGCGTATTGGCCTGCCACTGAGGATCAAGTCTCGCGGTCTGAGCGGCATAGGACTGATCGGCAATGTCGTTGACACTGCCAAAGTCCTGCGGGCTTCCCAGTGAAGCCTGAGTCTGTCCCAAGGATTGATTAGCCGTGTCCAAAAGCCCTTGCGAAAGCCCAAGCTGTCCCTGATAAAGCCTCTGGCCTTCCGGCGTCATCTGGATGTTTTGCGAATACTGCGGGATGTCGAATCCCGGCTGCCCCCCAACCCCAGGAACGCTTGTAGTCCCCGTTTGCTGGAAGGTCTGACTGCCTAGCGGCGTGTAGGTATTGCGCTGGTTAAGCAGGTTGTTCGCAATCGCAGCCTGTACGCTGCCCTGCGAAGTGGCGTTAGCCGCGCCCGTGTAATCAGGCGCGGGCGGCGGTGAAGGAGAGTCTTTGCCCATAATTTGCTCCGATGAATCTGCATTGATCCGGCTTCATGGTGTAGAGCAGGACCGATCCATCAGGGTGGGCGTCAAGTAATTGCGCTTCCAGCCTGAAACCTAGTTTCGTCACGAATTTTACGCTTTCCTCATTGGACTGAGGAACTGGCGCTATGATCTTCGATGCTCCGCAATGCACAAACGGGTAATGGAAAATAGCCGCCAAATATCGAGGCGTCATCAATCCTTGAACAACGATATGGCAGACAAATGAGGCTCCGTTCCAGTCCTCATAGACAACCCCCGCAACCATTTCGCCGTTTCTCTCAAGCCCTATGCCTTCGTCTGCGTTGAAGCGAGCGAAAAGCTTTTTGGCAACCCAAGGCGCTACGTTTTCCTTGCCTGTAATGATCTTCGTCACAGGTAGGCCCCAGGTTCCAGAATTACGTCAGTCGAGATCCACTGAAGCTCAAGCCCCTGCGCGGTCCCTGTGATATTAGGAGCGGCGCAGTATCCAACCCCTGAAGCCCCTTGCCATGCGCGGCTGAAGTTATACCCTCCAAACGTCACGCTATCCCATGTCCCAGAATCCCATGACGAACCAGCCCCGCTCACCACGGAAAGCTGTGAGGACGGCGCGGTTTGGTCGAAATCCACCGCCATGTTGCCGTAGACAATCGGCTGCCCGGTAAGCTGGAATGTAGGCCGGAACATGGAATAACGCTTTGTCCTGCCGCGTTCACCGAAGTAATTGAAGGCTTGCAGGGCAGAATAGGTAATTGCGGTTCCAGCATCGGCATTGGTTGACCAAGCCTTGCCTACATAGGTCGGTCCACCAAAATAAGGATCGTCGTTGTAAAGCTCCCAGCAAGCCGCAGGCCAACCCGTGAAATTGCACCACTGGTTGGTAATCGTATTCATCACATATTGCTGCTGAAGGTTCGTAGCATTAATGGGAACATTCAGGAACAGCATGTTCTCCTTCGGGAAGGGCAACATCTGCCAGCCGAAGTTGGAGCCGTAATTGCTCACCGACTCTGAAACCTTGAATTGGATTTTGTCGGTCAAAGCAACGCGAGGATTAAGCCGCGAGGATTGCAAAGCACCGGAAAGCGGTACAAGGCCATCCTGCGTGATGATGATTACATCGCCCTTGTACTTGACGAAGCAACGCCGCCCAATGGGTCTGCCCAACCACCAGACACCAACGAGCGCCCAAGTCGTTGCGGAGGATGGGTCAGTCCCTCGATAGACGAGGACATCCCCCTCGCTCGTAATGAATACGGCCATGTCGTCCACACCGTATCCGGCGTCCATTGTCCAGGTCGCCATCGCCATCAAATAGCCACCGTGAGGAGCGAAGGCGGAAAGGTCTAAGGCATTAGCGGCTCCGCTAATCGACTGGGTAGGCAAGTACCACGCTTTTAAGGTGCCGACCTGAACGAACCAGACGCGGTTTTTGTGGACGTTAATCCCGATCAGCGTCGAGGATGAAACCCCCGTAATGGCTCCGTCCCGGTCAACCCAGTTAGTACCATCAAAGGTGTAGACGTGATCCGCGCCGTTACAGCACTCGATAAAGCTTCCACCCGCCGTTGTAATGTTGACGTATTGCCACTTGCTATTTGATAACCCTGAAACCGAAGAAGAAGGCCACGCCCCACCAGAGGAAATATCGTAGAACGCGCCGTTAGAGACAGCAATCAGCTTGTTGGTCGTTCCGCCTGAATAGCAAAAAAGAGACTGAACCTGGGCTGGCGCTCCGGTCGCAAAAGCAGAGTAGCCAAATCTAAGGACCACATTGGTAGTTGACGGGAACATGTTCGTCAACGTCACCGCATCCGTAGGCTCCATCTCTCCAAGAGCATCACGCGCATTCCACCCTCCAGTGGGGCTTGGGATGGAAGCAGTGACAGCGCGGGATTGCTGTGCGCCTCTGCGAAGTGGAACTACGTTTGTGGCTCTACGCATTTAACTGCCGTAGTTTGCGTCGGGTATGTTCTCCCAGCCTATTAATACACTGCTGGGTCTCGGGTTCATGCTCAGGGTCGGTGAGCCGCCGTCATTGGCAATCGCCATGTCGCGCTGCATGTTGAAGGCTTCATAAGCCGCAGTGGTATCCATGCCCTTCGCTTCAAGGTACTTAAGCCGGATCATTGCCCTCATCAAACTATCCGGCCAGATCGTGGTATCGGTATCCGCCGTGAATAGCTGCTTGGAAACAGAAGTTGCTCCCGTAGCAAGAATCCACCACTTCGAGCGGTACTCGTAGGAAAGGGAATCCGTCACTCCAAGCGGGGGCCAGATCATGAAAAGCCCACCCTGATACCAATACCGAATCCGAGGCCCGGTAGAGATATAACCGCTTCTCAACCACTCCCTTTGCTGTGGGGTAGAGGGTCCGAGCATTTCCCAATGCTTGGATTTGTCCCAATGGGTGCGGTCAATCTGCGAGTGGAAATCCGCAGGAGGTACAAACAAGACCTGAGAAAAAGTCAGCGTTACTCCGGTCCCACTTGCCGTCGCCGCCTGATTCAGCGTTACAGTTCCGCCACCCGCCGCCGTCAGGAAACAGTCCTGCGGAACCCCATTCCCCGTCACCATGAAATAGGTCGGCGTGGAAGTAAGGCCCGTGGTGCTGGACATGTTGTTGATGGTGGTAGAGCCGTTCGTCAGGTCTCCGGTATAGGTGTAGAAAGGCGTGGTGAAGATGTATTGCTTGTCCTGCGCCTCCCAACCTTGGGTATGTTGGGCGACTAGCTCATCCCCTCCTGTCTGCACCAAGGCCAAGGTCTGCACCACGTCCTGGTTGGTGTTTCCAATAACCGTGGTCGGCATTCCATAGGTCGCCACCCCCATGCCTTGCAGGGTGGTCTGGAAAAGAGACAGGAGGGTAGCGTTCGCCATTTACTTCTTTGGTTTTGTCACCTGCTCAAGAACCTGCGCCATCTGATCTTGCAGGGCTTTAAGAGCTTTCCCTTGCTCTTCAATGATGGCGTCACGCTCCTTGATACCTGCGTTCAGATCCTTCGCCATCTTGTTGCGGAGGTCTACCCTTGCTTGTTCTCTCAACCCCATGCCACCCAGACCGATCCGCTGAATCTGCGCATCCGATGCCCCGGCAATCTGCTCCACCGTGTAGAAACGCATGAACTTCAGATTGCGAAGCTCATCCGGCATGGTGTCCATGTGCGGCCATTGCTCAATCGGCCAGCCGGGGATATTCTTGCCTTCGTCAACAAGACCTTCCGCCATCTGCCAGTAAAGCCACTGCTGCGGCCAGCGTTGCTTGTGATCTTCCCTTACCGCAACCTCGACGATAGAAGTCTGATCCCCAGGTTTCATGATGCGAACGTAGGGGATTTTCAGATCCTCTTTGGTCTTTTTGGCAACCCCGTGTTCGTCATAGTCAATCTTCTTCATGTTGACGACGACCCTGCGCCCAGCCTTGGCGCTTGCCTCCTCGGAACCCCACTTGTCGATAGGTGTGTGCCAATAGAACTCAACGAACAAAAGTGCGTCAGGGTTGGTAACGGCACCGACAAACTCGGGATTATTCACATCACTGGCAAGCATTTGAGACATTTTCTTTCTCCTGTAGAGGATGAGATTCTTTCTTGCTATCAATTCCAGAAGCCATGTCGTTTACTTCTGCCTGCAAAAGATCCTGCGCGATTATCTTCTCGTTGAACTTTTCCTCTCCAAGAAATTCCTTCTGCGAAGAAATCCTGGCGTGCATCTCCCCTAAAAGCCCTCCTCCATGCACGGCAATCTTGATCCTTCCGCCAAGCGTAAAAAGAGCATAGATGGACCGGTATTCATTCACCTGCTGGCACCATTCTGGCGTCGTCCTGAACCACACCGCAGGCGCACCTTCCGAGTTATCCCCGATGCTGATGGTGAAGTCTTTCTCTGGAACCAAGCTTCCGGCGATATGCGTATCCCCATCATGGGAATAGCTTGAATCGGCCCCGTAGATGTGCAGATCCGTGTAGCCCAAGGCTGTGGCGAGGTACATGGTCCTGGTCACCCCTGCGGAACCGCCAAGCACAAGCGGCTGCGGGATGCCCATTTTCTTTACAACATCTTCCCTTTGCATGACTTCTACGATGTTGTGGTCGCCTCCGGCGTGCCAAACAATTACCTTGCAGTCCTTCAGCCTCTCAAAGACTTTAGGATGACAACGCGAAGCCACAAGGTAGGTAATGTCAGGATGTGGTCTTGCGAACTTCTCAATAATTTCTGTTCCATCCCACAGAACACCAAATTTTGGAACCACCCCGTTATCCAGCAGGTAGCCGATGGCGCTGTTGATGGCGATTACATCTCCTTGCAGTTCCTTATGTGTCTGCCTGATGGACGGAGCTGATCCAACCACGGAGCAAGTGCCGCTGAAAGCCCCAAGGTATTCATTGATTGGCGTGAATCCGCGCTCTAGCGTCGCAAAAAAGTTGTCGTGCATTTCTACTTCGGTAATGCAGCTTTCCATGCACAAAGCAAGCCGCACAGGCTTCAGGACGTTCCCCGAAGCCTGTGCGTTTCTTACCTCGTCCAGCGTAGCGGGACGAATCTCCATTACCTGGTAGCTTGTTGCGGCCAGTAGAGGTTAAAGAGCGTCACGTTCGACGCACCCGCACCCAGACCGGTAGCCGAGGAACTCGCCGTCGCAACCAGAGAAGCGCCAGCGATGGTGCAACTCGCCGTTCCCACCGTCCCCAGCATCATTGTGCCGGTCGTCCCGGCGCTCGATGCCAGTTGCAGTTGGCCGCTGGTGAGGGCGAGGGAGCCGGTGCCTGTGAAGATACCGGAGAGGCCCAGACCTCGAATCGCCACCCAACCGTAGGAACTGGCCGAGATTTGCGCGTTTGCAAGGGCAATCGTCATGCCGTTCGCCGCTACGTCGCCCGCCGAGGCCATACCGGCGGAGTAAGTCGCATTGAACGCAACCCAGGAAAGCGCACTGATGGTGGTCTGGGCTTGGACATATACCCATTCCGTCTCGTTGTTGCCGAGCATGTGGCTGCCGAGCGCGAACAGAGCGGTTGCGCTCATGTTGGACGCATCGAAGCCGATGGTGCTGCCGTTCGTGTAAAAAGTGTTGGACATTTCTGTTTCTCCTTATGCGATCAGCACGCCCTGCAAGCTCGAATTCGAGCAGCAGAGATTGCCAGCCCAGCCGATCAGTTTCACGATGGCGTCCTGGTTCACCGACTGACGCTCACCACCGATTGGAACGAAGTTGCGGTCCCTGTGAGGGCGGAAGAAGATGTAGTTCGTGTTGAGCGCCCACATGTGCGCGGAGGTTGCCCCGCTCGATGAGACACTGGACGAAACCGCACCGCTGACACCGCCGCCGAGAACCACGTCAGCCGCCATGCCACCGCCGTAGAACTTCAGCGACGGGAAGCCAGCGCCCGCAGTGCCGCTACCAGAATCGCTGTTAATGCGCTGGATGGCTTGCAGGCTGTTGACGTAATACTGGTAGTAGGTGTTGTCCGCTACCCACAGATCCGGCATGTCGCGGCCACGGACGAGGCGGATACCCAGAGCGGTCATGTACGGCTGGATGTTCGCCGCCGACACCGCCGCACCGCCGTTCGTGACGCCGGAATACGACACCGACTGCCAGAAAGCGAACGAAGAGCGCGAGATGCCGCCGTAAGTGCCGCTGGTGGGGGTATCGGGGACCGCCGCCGCAAGGCCGGTGACGTTCTTACCCGAGTTGCCCGTGCCGTCTTGATACAGGTCGTAGTCGATGCGGTTCGGCAGTTGGCCTTCCGCAATCGCAATACGGCCTTCCATCATGTCGATGATTGCCTCTTTGCCGCTGTTTTGCAGCATTTCGAGGCCGGACATCGTGACGGCTGCCGCATACTGCGTGATGCTGAACTGCGCCGCCGAAATGGGGCTGTTCGGCGTGATATTCAGGATTTCATATCCCGAATAGCTGTTGGCGTTGATGGTGGTGGAATCGGTATATGCGATTTCCTGCAAGATCACATTACCGCCTGAGAACGGCTTGACGTTTCCCTTCGCCTTCACTCGGCGCAGCAGCGCATTGTTGTTGGTGAAGTTATCCGCCAATTCACCGCTGCGACTTTGGATCGTGGTCACTTTGTTATCGCAGGAGTTCTTTATCTCCTGCTTCTGTGCGTTCAACCGCACAGGTCGGACTATCTCATCACCCTTAATGGGTGCAGCGCGCTCGTGGGGCTTTACTGTCCGGTCTGGACTCCATGCCCTAGTCTCTGAACCTTGCGACCATTCCTGATCGCCTTGGCTGCGGATTGGCGTAGCTCGCTTTTCCCGCAATTCACGCTGTTTTACATCGCCTACCGGTGCTATAATGTCTATATGGCTAAGCAGCCTTTTACTAGCAAAATCTGCCCCGGATGCGGCATCGACAAACCGCGTTCCGAGTTCTACCGAAAGCTCGATACCGTCAGCTACCGTTGCAAGCCCTGCTCCAACGCTTCCAGCCGCGCCAGAGCAACGCAATACAAGGGGAGATACCGCGCCTACCAAAACGCATGGAGAGCCGCCAGATACGCTAAGGACGCCGCCTACCGCGAACGCATCGCTGCTCAGAAAAAGGCCGCTTACGATAGACGCAAGCAAACCATTAACGAGGCGAGGCGCGAACGATGGGCGAATGACCCCAACAATCCGGCTAGGCTTTACTTCCGCAGAAAGGACGTTAAACGCTGCACTCCTGCTTGGGTTTGCAAGGACGCTCTTTTGAGCATCTACGCAAACTGTCCGAAGGGGCACGAGGTTGACCATATCATTCCCCTTAAGGGATTGATTGATGGCCGTCCTGTTAGCGGGCTTCATGTGCCTTGGAATCTGCAATATCTAACGGTTGCGCAGAATCGCAAGAAGAAGAACCGAATAACCGAAAAAGACATTTCGCATCTTTAAAAAGCGATGATGTCCGTGATGGAACTATTGGCAAAAGCCATGTTTGGCTCCTAGTTTGTTTAGACTCTGCCGGTAGCCAAGGCGTCTACTTGCTCCGCGATGGTGTCCCGCAGCCCTTTTCGAGCTTGCGCGGGGGCCGAGGCCGGTGTTGCCGACCGAGGACTTGCCGCTGCCGCTCGCGCACGTCGAACTTCCGCTGCCTGCTTTGCCTTCCGTTCCTCTTCTGCTTGCGCGGCCTGCTGTTGTTGCTGCTCGGCAAGGAGTTCGCGGTGCTGCGGAAGGGCAAGAGCGGCTTCATACGCGCCAGGGAGATCGTCCATAGAAGCAATACCGGCTTCGACAAGCTGGCTCATTGTGTTTCGCACGGCGTCGAAATGCGGATACCTCTGAGAATCTTTCTCCATTGTCGCAATCTCTGCTGCCGCCCTTTCCTTCCAGATGACGGATTGGACGGTGCGCTCGATATTGCGGGGATCGAACGCCTGCGCCTGCGGCTGTGGAGCCGAAGGCTGAACTTGGGGGTTGTAGAAAAGCTGTCCGTTCTGCTGGACAAACATCTTTTCCACGGGAATGTTGTAGTCACGGGCAAGCGTCATCAGGACGCCAAGCTTTTGCTGCTCGTTGCCCATCGCCAAGCCTTTGTGGATCTCGGCATAGCGGGCGAATTGAACGCCAGGGTCTATCCCATGATGCTGGTACATCGGCAGATAGGGCGCTACAGCGTCGAGGATGGGCTTGGCGCGATCCCATTCCTGCTTGTAGGTGCTGACCCCTCTGGCGGCATCGGCCTCACGCTGGAGGTTGTATTCCGCGATCTGGCGCGATTCCTGAGCGCTCAGGGCTTGGCCGGTCGCCAATTTCTCCCACAGCGGCCACATTTCCTTTTTCCAGCTTGAGGGACGCTGGAGAGGTTTAGCCGGTTCCGCAGCCGCCGCTTGCGCTGGCGCGGCACTCGGGGGAGGAGTTGTAGCCTGCTTTGCAGGTGCGGCTGCGGGTTCGGTTTTGGGAGTAAAGCGGCCCCTTTCATCCCGATCACGGGCCTCTTTTGCTTCGGCTGTTTCCGTTGGCTCCGGCGTCGCCTTTACTTCGGTGACTACAGGGGGATTGTCGGCATCTGGAATAACAGCATCGAACGTTGCCGCAACGGTATCGCGCAGGGTAGCCTGCTCGCCTTCACCAGCCATAAAAATCTCCTTGTTAAAACCCTACGTCTCTCGACGTTGGTGCTGCTTGTTTACGCGCTCAGGTTAGCGACAATCTGCGTGACCGATACCCAAGTGAAGGTGACAGCGGTATTGATCGGCAGAGTCATCGCCGTATTGGCAGAAAGTGGAGTGATTGAAGCCCCGGAACCTGGATAGACCTTGAGAACATTCGCCCCGGCGTTAAAGACCGTCATGCTTCCATGACCAACGAGCGGAAGAACGACTCCGGCTCCAGATCCGACGGTGGTAACGACCACCACATCCGCGCTGATAGCGGTTGCTGTGCCTTGGGTAGTGCCTGCGGCGCTTACGGATGAATTGACAGCCCCGCCGACAATGGCGCGTGCGCTACCGCCAGAAAGGCCACCTTGGATTACGTTTGCTGACAACGGCATGATATTGCTCCTATACGATCAGCCATCCCGGCTGTTCCACTTCACAAAATCCGCATCGCGCTTGACTGCGGCCCTTACCTGCCTGTCCGTCATTGAATCGAACTGGGCGCGGAGTAATCCGACGCGGGATTCGCGTTGTTTTGAAGCAACCTCTTTTGCAATGCGGTCATAGTAGCCTAAATGGTGCTTTGTTTCATTTCCTACCTCGACACAGCCATGCTTTCTAAGGTGTTCCCTGTGTTGTGCCCTGCCCTCTATGATGCTGCCATCGGCCATTGACTTGTAGGGCTTCAGGTCGCCTACAACGTAGGGAAGCTCCTGCAATGGCTCCGTACCCTTTTCGTAAAGAACGCCGTCAACCTGGACGTAGGATTTACGCACTTAGCACCGCCGCCCATTGTGTTGCGCTGCCGCAGAAGTATTGGCAGGCGGTGCGCATTACCAGAACGTGAGGGGCATTAGCCGTAAGGCCATTGATTGAAGCTCCAGAAGGGGGATAGACCTTCACCGGGTTAGCTCCTCCGTTGTAAACAAACTGCGAATCGCCAGCCGTGGCGCTACTCGATAGAACGACGCCGGAACCCGACGCAGCCGTGCCGATGAAATTAACCGCATTGGTGAGGCTTGTAGCCGTTCCTTGGGTAGAGCCTGCCGCTGAGATAGCGGTAGCCGCATCCATGCAAATAGCCTGCACAGCCAGCCCTTGGACTCCTGCCTGCATGACTTTGTAGCCGAGCATTTCAATGGATGCTCGCCAGGATCAAGGCCACATCCTCTTCGTCCTCTTCAAATTCGAGCTTTCTGCGCTGGTGTTCCAAAGCCAAGGCATAGAGTTGTTCCCGCAGGGCGTTTTCCCTCTCGATGCGCTGCCAGTCTATGACCACAGTGCCTTTTCTGGCCCTGCGGGTAAATTGCTTGGCAATCGCCACAGTCTCTTCTGGAATGGGAACGGCTTGAGGCGTAAGAGCCTCTTCGATCATGCTGCGAAGCGTGGCCTTTTGCTTTGCGATATGCTTGGGATCGTCAAAAAAGGCCATTATTGGAGGGTCCCTGTACCCGCTACCTTGCCATCAGGCCCTCTAACCACGGGAATCAGTCGAGCGCCCTTTTGGATTGCTGCGACCTTTCCATCCGGTCCCCTGTGCAATTGCACCGGAGCCGCACTCTCAGCCGCCTGCCGCTGGAAATGGTCTTGCACGGTCTGGGCGAGCTTTCCATGAGCTTCTGCCATTGCCTGAGCGTGTCCTTGCATAGCCTGCTGGTGTTCGGCCTGAGAGTCTGCAAGCTTTTTCAGGGGGGAGATTCGTTTCGCCTGACTTCCACCTGTAGAGATTCCAGACTCAGCCCCGGACTCCGCACTGCCTGGGTCATTTGCCGCTTTGGAAGCGGAAATCTCGGCAACGATGATTGCCCGGTCCGTTTCCTGTTCGACCTTCCATCTTTGGAAGGCGTCCTCACGCATCGCATTTCTTTCTTCTGCGGCCTGCTTTTGCTGCTCTAGCTGAGCATCTGCCTGTGCTTTGGCAGCTTCCCTTTGGGCCGTGAGTTGATCTGCCTGCTGCTGCGCCTGAATCTTCAGCATCTCAGGGTCAGGCTTCTCGGGCTGGGGTTGAGCCGCCATTTTCTTAAGCTGGTCAACCATCTGGTCGAACTGGCCCTCGATACCCTTCCCGATCTTGAAGCCACGGATGCCAAACCCAAGCAATTCCATGATGAAAGGCCCTGCCTGCGGTGCAGCTTGAACCACAGGCAATGCTTTCTCCAAAAATTGCCCCGTCGCCTGTACGAACTCCAACCGGCTCTTTTTCTCGGCCTCTTCGTCAAGCTGAACCAAGGTATCCGCAGCAACCTCAATGCGGAAACTGCGCATCGGATTGGGGGAATCCGCTTCCGGGTCAACAAGCCTTTCCTTCCCGATCAGCAACGCCATCGCGGGGCCGTTAGGCTGTGGTTCCGGCTGCATGGGAGGCATACCCGGCTGCGGGGGTAGAGGCGTAGCGGTAAAGACGAGCGCCTTATCCGTGTCGTTTAGCTGGTCGGCTGCACTAACCGCAGCGATAGTGCTTGCCGAGAAATGACCGCACATCACCTGTGCCTTCAGTTGCAGGCACTCGGTAGCGAACCTTGCGACTTCATCCTGCATCGAGCGAAGTCTCAGGCTTGCGTATTGGCCTTTGATCTGCTGCGCCGTCGCGGTTTCAGAGGCCATTGTCTGACCACGGATGATGTCCGAGATACCTGTAATCTCGTAGACCTGGTTCTTCACCTGATCCATCGTCTCAGCAGCGATTTGCAGGGCTTGGGCGATGGGCTGAAGCTCTACAAGCTGGAGCGAGCCTTTAAGCCCATTCTTTTCGGCAAACGCGGCCCAGTTCTTCCCAGGTATCAGTGTTCCGTTCTCGCCCTCGGTAAAGAGCCGCCCAAGCTCTGGAACGCTAGAATCGTAGACGCCCTTCAGTTGCAGCATCTTCGCCAAGCCGTCGATGCGGTCGGCCAAGACATCCAGTTCGTTCGCCTGATCCTGGTACAGCGTGAAATCAGGCACCGGAACCAGCGTGTCATTGGTCAGCGTGGAATAGAGGGGTCTCGGACACGGAAAGAAGTTTTGAAGGCCGAGCGGATCTTCCTTCTCATCGAGAATCTTTTTCTGGGACTTGGAGAACCAGTAAGCCTTGCCGTCCTGCTTGTCCCAAAGCTCGATAATCAACGCCTGCTTCTTCTGGGTTTCCTGAGCAGCTTTGTCCTTACGGCCTGTGGTTTCAGGACTCGCATCGTAGGGAATGGACTTGGCTACTTCTTCCCCGAATCGCTCTTTTACCGCGTCCTCGCTCATGTACACATTGCGCCAAACCTTGGTGACTTCCTCCCAAGTCCTCGCTACATCATGGCCGAAGTCTCTCCAGTGGACGTAATCAATCGGGGCGCATTCGTAGTCGATAGCCTCATCAACCGGGGCTTCATCCGTGTCCTCTGTGATCTGTACTCCGTCATCGCCAGCAGCTTCTTTACCTCCCGCACCTTTGAAATGCGGCTCATAACGTATCCACGCGGTCCCACGACCACCCAGGAAGCGGTCGTAGACGCACTGCCTCATCGTGGCGCGATAGTCCTCGTAGTGGTCAATCTCGAACTCAAGACCACGCTCAAGCAGCATGGACGCAACCCTGCCTGTCGGGTCTTGATCCTTGAACCTGCGGCTTACATCAGGCTTGGGAAGCTTGGAGAACGTGGCAGGAACAAGCGTCTGGACATTCGACCAGAGGATATTGAACTTCGCTTCGCCCGTAGTCCTTAGCTCCCGTGTCTCGTCCCGGTAGCGTTTTAGGACTTTTTCAGCCCGCTTCTCCCACTTCTCGAAAGCACGGTGATACTGCGCCATGCACTCCAAGAACTCCTGCACCTTGGAGACAGGCTCATCCGCACCGCCAGTCTTATCGACGGCTGCGTTTAGCGTATCGCGTAAAGACTTACGGGCCACCGACCGGGTTCCAGAAAAGCGTGATCGAAGGATCTGCTGTAGCCCCTACAATCGTGGTAATCCCGCTTGGACAATAAGCAGGAAACGGAAAGTAAAGAGCTTGGTTGGCCGTCGCCCCGCCTACCGTTGTGAAAGCTCTGACCACACCTAGCAACGTGGCAGGAGCGGTAGAAGTAACACCGGCAAAGAGAGTTAAAAAACCAGTGCCAGTACCCTGAAAAGCAATTCCGAGTATGCAGGCATTGGCCGAAGTAATGCAGACCGTGCCTGTAGCAGTAAGGCGTGTTGGTGTGCCGAAATAAGTACCTGGAAGCACTTGGATTCTCCTTTGGATTAAATCCTGATGGGGACCAAGTGATCGGTCATTTTTTCTTCAAAGCCGCTGCGACTGCGGTTCGTTTGATGCCCTCTGAGGCCATCTGCGCGGCCTTCTGCTGCGGAATACCAACGCGAGCCGCTACCTGCGGGTTGTGCGCTGCGGCCTCGAAAAGACGATGCTGTTTGCTAGACCAAGGAATGGCTAAATCCTCCGCTCCTGCCGCTTGGGAACGCGCCACATCTCTTCCAGCGTCACCCTGTTCTCCGGGCCTACCATGATGCCGCGCATGGGTTCTGAGGCTGGCTTAGGCGGTTCCTGCTCTCTCCAAGCCACGGCAAGCATGCGGAAAGCATCAGCAGGGTGAGAAGTCCAATCGTGCCTGGGCCGCTCCCTGAAAGCTTTCTTGTCCTCGTCGTATTCGCGTTGGTACTGACGCAGGGCCTCAAGCCCTTCGTAGCATCGCTGCTCATCGAACCATGATTGTCCAATGGCGATACGTGCCGCTTGGATGCCGTCCTGAATATCGAGGTTAGGCGCGATTGCAAGGGTCTTGAAATCGAGATGGCTTGCAAGTTGCTCGATGATGGATTTTCCGCCAGAGGCCAGAGTCTTAGCCCTTGCATCATGCGGTAGCCAATGCCGCTCGTATCGATAAGGACGCTCTTTGATAAGCTTGGCGTAGAAATCTATCGTTTGGCCGCTGGAGGCGTGGTAGTCGATGACGTGGATTTCGTTTCGGATGACTTGAAACCACCAGATAGCTGTGTCGTCCCGATAACCGATGTCCCAAGCCGTATAGACCGGGACAGCACTGTCAACCTCAACACTGGTGATCCTTCCTTCACGTTCTGCAACCACCATTTCCCGTCCGAAATACGCTCCAGGCAGTGCTGCGGAGAAATCGCACTCGAATTCCTGCGCATATTGCTCCGGGGTGAGTTGGCGTCTTACTTCTTCAAGCTCTTGCCGTGGAAGAATGCCGGATTCGCTCGCACGAAGCTCCAGCAGCAGCCATTCAGCGGGGGTTTGTCTTGCGCGTTCTCGCACCTGCCAGAATTCATTGCGGCCCTTTGGGGTTCCACCAAACACAGCCCAGCCAGCGCGGTCAGAAAGAGCTGGACGAATAACATTTCCCCAAACGGAAGGTCTGAAGTCTCCGAACTCGTCAAGAAAAGCACCATCGAGATAAATACCGCGCAGAGCATCAGGATTATCAGCGCCGTAAACACTGATCGAGGCATCCCCAAGGAGTTTGACTTTGAGTTCGGATTCATTCGGCTTGTCTGCCCAGATTGGCTCTGAGTATTGCTTGAGATATTCCCAGGCAACTTTCTTTCCTTGATCCCGGAAAGGCGCGATGTAGGCGAATTGCGGTCGCGGTTTGTCGCACTCGATAGCGCCTTTGATTAATTCGTTCACCGCCGCAACTGTCTTTCCTGCTCTGCGGTGAGCAACGAGACATACCCATCGCTGCTTTCTTTTGTGTAGCGCGACGAAAGGACGGCGCGGAGTGTAAATCGGATCAATCGGGATTTCCCCAACTCAGCACACCGCGAATTGGTTTGTCTGGATCGCCGGTCAATTCGGTGGAGGAAAGATCGGGAATTGACTTCTTCAGGAGGATTTCAGCAGCCTTAACCTGAGTAGGGCTTAAATTTACTTCGCCATCCAAATGATTTTGCAAGCGATTAATGATCTGACTCGATTGAATCTTCGCTCGCACTTCGTCTTGGTGCCTAGGATGCAATCTGACGCCTCTAGCGCCCATTCAAGCGGCCTTTTCAAGCTTGTTCTGCACGGTCCATTTCTCTTGGCCATTGGCGTCAATGGAGCGAATCGCTGGCCCGATCTCGAAAACTATCTCCACATTTTCAAGCGCAATCCAGCACAGGGCTTCATCGCCTGGAGTTTCGCCTAGGCGAATATAGCCTTCGCGGATCTTGTCGGGTCGGAGGACGACTTGCTGAAGCGGTCGGACTGGAGTTCCGTCGAAGCCTGCGTATTGCGGCTGAATGGCAAGCTCGACAACGGCGCAGATTGGAGATGTTGGGGCTTGCATGGAAAAGAAGATTACTGCAAATATTCCCTGCTAACTTACATTGCTCTTTACTTTGTATTTAGGGAATAGGGTGAACCATGCCCTTCGACATTCCGGGGCATTTGTCTTTGCAGGCTCATTCTTCTTCCAGGGCCTCGTAACGCCGAGGTAACGATCCGTACTGTCTTTGGGCTTCCCTGTTCGTGCGAGTCCCTGGGCCAAGGCTCGCTGCGCTGGTTCTAGGCGCGTCCATGTAACGTGGCTGGACTCAACGGCCTGTTTCGCCGGTCTGCGACTGCGAAGCCCTTAAGACTGCGGGGTGGCACGGTGTTGGGAGGGAAGCCCGGTGCCAGGCCGTGGAACCCCACACCCGCATTCTTAAGAGCTTTACAGCATCACCATTTTCCTAAACCCTCGACGGAATGCTAGAGTGTCAAGACAAAGAGTATTGGTAGCGCAGGTTTAAGAAAGGTGGTATTGTTACCGCATGGCTATCTTCGACATTCTCCAAACCGCCGAACGCTGCGGCATCTCTCGCAGCGCCTTTTACACCACCTATATTCTCCCAGGTATTGTCAAGGAAAGTGGCTGGATCGGGAAAGCTCGCTTTTGGGACGAACAAGGAATTCTTCAAGCCATCACAGCCGTCGAAGAATACCGAAAGATCCGCGCCGAACAACGCGAGGCCGCGAAGAACGAACGCATTGAACGAGCTAAAGCTCTTGCCGAAAACTACAAGCAAGGAATGACTCTTGAAGAAATTGGCATTCAAGAACGAATGACGCGGGAGCGCGTTCGCCAGCTAATTTCTTCCATTGGTATTAAAAAAGAGGATGGTGGCAGTCATAAACGCGCCGCCAGAAATTCAGTAGCGAGAGCCATTGATAATAGAGCGCGCGCAGAAAAACGCTGCTTCCATGTCTACGGATGTTCTCTTGAAGAATTCTTCGCGCTCACCAGAACGAATCAGCTCAAGCGCCATGCTAATAACCGGCTGATTCAACTCTATTGGCATCATAGAGGAACCGCCCAAAGACAACATACAGAATGGAAGTTCACCCTTCCGCAATATGCCGCGCTCTTGAATGGGCGCGAGCATCTGTTCAAGCGTGAGCGTAATTCCCTTGTCCTCGGTCGAAAGGACAAGAACGGTCCTTTTTCCCCTGAGAACTGCGAGATTCTTACCCTCGCTCAAAATTCCTTTTATACAGGCGGGTTGAAAAGTGCTGCACGGAAGAATCGCGCACTGTACGCGAAAAGGCTCTTTGATGATGGAAAAACAATCGGAGAAATCGCCAAGAAAATGGATGTTTCAAAGGCGACCGTAAATATGATGCTGAAAACTGAACGAATGGAATCAGCATGACCGACGCTCGACTCTCAGCCGCCAAAGACGGGGCCTGGACCTATCAAGGTCGCCCCTGCAAACACGGTCACAAAGGCATCAGGTACACATCCAACGGCCAGTGCAAGGACTGTGTACGCGAGGCTAACAAAGCTTACGCAGCTAACATCAAAAAACTGTTAGCCGAAAGCAAAGAATGAAACCGCATCCTGACGGTTTCCCATTGCGTGAGAAACCTCTGCCCCAATCTCGGGCTGAAAAGAATTCCATGCTACAGCCAGAAGAAAACGACCCCTACCCCACTCGCGCAGCCTCTTGGGAACTGCCGCCATGCTCAGGCTGCGGCGGTGAATGTTTTTTCACTGACGGAATCTGCGCGAAGTGCTGGCAAGCTTATCGGGAGCACGTTTCGTGAAAGGCGATCTGCCCGAAGTCGCCCTGCGGCTTTCCTCTACGCTTCCATCACGCATCCACACGCATCATGGAAGAGCCTACATCCAAGGCTCTAAGAGCGGTATTCCGCTTCTCGTTGACGGCCAGAAGTTCAAATCCATCTATTCCGTGCGCAGGCATTTTCACATCAGTTCCGAAACGCTCGATAAATGGATTCGTAACGGAAAGGCGCGATACATTTGAAGCGCATCCTTGTCGTTTCAGGTTCTCGCGCGGACTATGGGCTTCTGGAATGGCCCATGAAAGTCCTTGAGGAAAAGTTCACCGTCCAACTACTCCGCATCTGGGGCCAGAGCGTTGAGGATGCCCACATCAACACCAGGACTGAGCTTGCCGAGTACCGGCCCGATGTCATGCTATTGCTAGGAGACAGGTTCGAGATCCTTGCCGCAGCCACAGCAGCGCATTTGCTTCGCATCCCCATAGCCCACATCGGAGGCGGCGATGTTACTGAAGGCTCTTATGACGACGCTATGCGCGATTGCATATCTCGCATGTCTCACATTCATTTCGTTACTTCTACTAGTGCTTTGGCGCGTCTCTCCCACATGGGCTATCGCAACGTTCACCTTGTGGGCAACCCTGGAATTGATTACATCCGCAATGCTCCGTGGAAAGCGCCGCGACCATTCGTAGAGCCTTATGTCGTTATCAGCTACCAATCCGAAACGATTGACTCTCCAGACTTGCTAGGAGTGTTCCAGCAATTCAGGACCGATAAGAAAAGGGTATGGATCAGGCCAAATCCTGACCGTGGCTCGGACGATATCAACGCGCTTATCAACATCCACAAGGGACCGGAGGATATTGTTTACGACTTTCTGCCTCACGCTGACTTTCTGAACCTGATCGCGCATTGCGACGAATTCATAGGGAACTCCTCCTCCATGCTCTACGAAGCCCCCGAGCTTGGGATTAAAACGAGGATGATCGGCAAGAGACAGAAGGGAAGGGTTGTGCCTTGGGGGGATGGGAACGCAAGCTTGAGAATCGCTAAGACGCTCGCATATACGCTGCCATGACCTTCATCATTGCCGAATGCGGCGTCAACCATGACGGCCAGTGGGAGAAAGGCTTAGACCTTATCGACGCCGCCCAACACGCTGGCGCAGACGCTATCAAGTTCCAGCACTTCCGCTCTCAGGCTTTGTGGGGCGACGACAGAATTGCGCATCTTGAGCTTTCCGATAACGCCATGACCGCACTGGCCGCACATTGCCGAGAAGTCGGTATGGAATTCATGTGTACGCCTTTCGGAGTCCTCGAACTTAACTTCCTCAAGCCGCTACTCCGGCGCGTCAAGATTTCCAGCGGTTGCCTCACGGATTGGGAATTGCTTGATGCTGTTAAAGACTGTGGCCTGCCGATCATCCTCTCCACCGGCATGAGCGACATTTCACAGGTAGACAATGCCCTGAGTGCTTTGGGCTATCAGTATCCGGCAAGATACCCAGACCACGAACCAGACCGCTACACGCTGCTTCATTGTGTGAGTGCTTATCCATGCCCACACAATCAGGCTAACTTGGCTTCAATGGAAGTGCTTAAATTTCACTATGGGCTTAGGTGCAAGATCGGATATTCCGACCATACCGACAGCATCTACATCCCCGCCGCTGCCGTAGGAATGGGGGCCACCGTCATAGAAAAGCACCTGACGATGGACCGCGAAGCCATCGGCCCGGACCATAAGGCAAGCCTAGATCCCGACCAGTTCCGGCGCATGGTTCAAGGAATACGTCAGGTAGAGCAGGCGATAGGAAAGGCTACAAAGCAGCTACAGCCCGCAGAGGCCGAGACTTGGAGGCAGTGGTATGCCGATTAAATGGAAAATCTATACCCATGAAGGTTGGAGATTGTCT